GGCTTCGCTCGGAATAACTGGTCTCGCGGAGCGAGACCGAACGGGGTCGGCCGCGCCGGGACTAGGTACGACAAAACCCCGCCCGGCTTGCGCCGGGCAGGGTGAGCGGGTCGCGTATTACTTAATACGCTCAGCCCTTGGCGGGTATCGCCTTGCCCTCAGCCACGTATGGCCGGGCGTACTTAACCAGCGAGTCCAACCCGTTCAGAAGGGCAAGGGCGCCGTCTGGCTTTTTCTCGGAAAGGATCTGCAAGGCCTGAGTCACAAGCGCGAGTGTGCCGGTCGGGTCGGGCAATTTCTCGCCAGCCTCAGCCTGTACCGCATCAATCGCGGCCGGAATCAGTTTGGTCACGTTCTGGCGGAATGCGACCCGGACATAATCTTGCGCGGCCTTGCGCACCTTGGCTTGGTCAGCCGTGAAATCCTTGGCGGCTTTTTTGTCAGCCTCCCACACTTGCAGCCCGAACGATGCGACGTCCCACATCTTAGACTCGATCTCACGGGGTGCGGAAAAGTAAGCCTCAGCGAATACCCTGCGAGCCTGAGTGTCAAAGGCCTTCCACTCTGGCGAATCAGTCACGGCTTTGATGTCAGCCTGAGTCGGCTCGATTGGAAACAGCGCCGGGACGGTCTCGCGGAGATTGGCGAAAGCCTGAGCCTGAGTCACGCCGCCTTGCGCGACGGTACGGAGATCATCGAGGATGTACTGGTACAGCGAGATGTTCATTTTGGTCTACCTCAGTTTGCGTCGCGGTATGCGTCGCTTCTGTATAGTTAGACCAATTTGGGAGCGGGTAGTTCCGTAATTTTTTACTTTTTTTAGTGGTATTTTCGCATCACCGTATTACTTAATACGCCCCCGGCCGGGCGCGGCGCGGGCGAAATCGGGCAGAGTCAGACCCCACCCATACCCCATGACCCCGATCTGTAAGTGGGTCCCCCTGTCTCACCTCTACACTTGAATACTCACAAACGACACCACGCATTTCAAAAGCCGGCTTTAGAAAGTCGCCTCTATCTACATCATTAATTACGTTTTTTACCAAGCTCGACCCCCACCCCCCTCGCCTATAAAACACCCCCGGTTGTCTTTTTGGTACCATGCTTTTTATTTTTTGCTATATAGTGTTGATCCGGGACTTAACCCCCCGCAAAAAACATGCAAGACCTTCTTATCCCAGAGATTGAAGAGAACATCGTCCTCCCCGCAAACGCGGTCGAAGCCTTGCCGGAGTTAACCCCCGAGGCTGAGATCGAGATGAGGGCACGGACAATTAAGCTAATTTCCGACCTGACTGGGACGCCGCTCTGCCCAGACGAGAATGACATTACGGCAGCGAAAGAAATCGCCACTGCCCACCTCGCTAATCCCAAGACCCGTATTGATTACAGCAAGTACCCGAACGAGACGATGGCGTTCTTGGCCGGGTTAGTTGCACAGAGTAACTGCGCTATCGTGGACGATCTATCAGAACTAAAACTCTACGTCGTAAACAAGCTGGTCTACGAGGTAGAACACGCTGAAAATAGCAAGACCCGTATCCAAGCCATCACTAAGTTAGGCGAAGTGGACGGCGTTGATGCGTTTAAGAAGCGCAGCGAGGTCACGCACATCATCAAGCCGATTGAGGAGGTTGAGAAAGAGCTTCTCTCGGTCTTGGAAGGCATCGAGTACACGGTAGTAGACGACGGAAACGGGGCAAACGATGTCGTTAATAGCTAGAGAAAGGACGATTGAGGACCGCCGTGCTCACTGCGATCCTTGTGAACACAACAAAATGGGGATTTGTAAGCGTTGCGGCTGCATCATCGCGGCTAAAACACGGTTAAAAGGTCAAAGATGTCCGATTGGTTTGTGGGGACCGGAGACGCAAGGCATCCGTGACCTGCTAAAAGACTAAAAATCGTGCAGCTGACCCAAGAAAACATCAACAAACTCAAACTTGCCCTGCCAAAAATGCCGGACAAGGAGAAACGGCGTGTTGCTGAGCTACTTAAGACGTACCAGAACCAGCTAACGCAGGCAAAAGGGAAGGATTCCTTCCTCGATTTCATCAATCACGTGTACCCCGGCTATAAAGTCGGCCCTCACCATAGAAAATTAGCGAGAATCTTTGAAGAAATTGCCAATGGCGTGAAGAAGCGCGTGATCGTGAACATCGCCCCGCGTCATGGCAAGTCAGAGATGATTTCATACCTCGCCCCGGCGTGGTTCCTCGGGAAATACCCGCACAAAAAGGTCATCATGGCGTCTCACACGGCGGATCTGGCCGTGAACTTTGGCCGCAGAGTCAGAAACTTGGTAGGGAGTGACCTGTACCGTGACATCTTTCCTAGTGTCGAGCTTCAAGCAGATAGTAAAAGTGCTTCTCGTTGGGGTACAAATTTTAACGGTGAGTATTTTGCTATTGGTGTTGGCGGTGCCTTGGCTGGTCGGGGCGCTGATCTATTCATTATTGATGATCCTCATTCTGAACAAGAAGCCAAGCAAGGAAGAGCTGACGTATTTGAGCCTGCTTGGGAATGGTTCCAGTCGGGGCCGGTCCAACGACTAATGCCGGGTGGCGCGATCATCGTCGTGATGACGCGGTGGAGCAAGATGGACCTGACCGGCAAGATCGTGGATCACATGACCCGCGAGGAAGGGGCAGATCAGTGGGAAGTGGTCGAGTTCCCTGCCATCCTGAACGACAAACCGCTCTGGCCTGAGTTCTGGCAGATTGATGAGTTACTGGCGAAGAAGGCCAGTATGGACGTTCGGTACTGGCAAGCCCAGTACATGCAGCAGCCGACATCCGAGGAAGGCGCTCTTATAAAGAGAGAGTGGTGGCAGGTCTGGGAGCCAGAGAATCCGCCGATGTGCGAGCACATTATTATGTCGCTCGACGCTGCCCAAGAGAAAACCAACCGGTCGGACTACAACGCCCTGCTCACGTGGGGGGTCTTCAAGAATGAGGAGACCCAGAACTACAACATCATCCTGTTGAACGCGATCAAAGAGCGGCTGGAGTTCCCGGAACTAAAGAGCCTCGTCCTTGAGCAATATAAGGAGTGGAACCCGGACACGTTCATCGTGGAGAAAAAGTCCAACGGTGCGGCGCTGTATCAGGAGATGCGGCGGATGGGTGTGCCGATTGCTGAGTTCACCCCCGGTAAGGGACAGGATAAGATTTCAAGAGTTAATGCGGTTACTGACCTATTCTCTTCCGGTATAGTCTGGGTGCCTGACCGACGCTGGGCTTGGGAGGTAGTGGAGGAATGCAACGACTTCCCCTCCGGTACCCATGACGACTTGGTGGACGCCACCACCCTAGCCCTACTTCGATTCAGACAGGGGGGCTTTATTCAGCTTCCATCCGACGAACCGGAACCGACCCGATGGTTTAAGAGCCATCGTCGTGAAGCATATTATTAGGAGAACTTAGATGGCCGTCGATAAAAGTGTGATGGAGGCTCCCCAAGGTATCGCGGTCCTTGCCGCTGAGATGGAGCCGATTGAGATCGAGATTGAGGTCGAAGGACTCTCTGACGAAGATGGTGCTGTCATTGAGATGTCTAAAGCCGAGCCTCGTGCCGATGAGTTCGATGCCAACCTTGCCGAGTACATGGGCGAGAACGAACTTCAGAGCCTTGCTTCTGAATTGATCGGGCAGTACGAACAGGATTTAAGTTCAAGAAAGGATTGGCTGGATACCTACGTTAAAGGTTTGAAGATTTTGGGTATTCGGTACGAAGACCGTACCGAGCCGTGGCCGGGTGCGTGTGGCGTGTTCCACCCGCTCTTGATGGAGTCGGCCGTTAAGTTCCAATCCGAGACGATCATGGAGACCTTCCCGGCGATGGGTCCGGTCAAGGCGAAGATCATCGGCAAGGAGACGGCAGAGAAGAAAGAGTCTGCTGTTCGTGTCGTTGATGACATGAATTTCCAACTCACCGAGGTAATGAAGGAGTACCGCCCGGAACACGAGCGGATGCTGCTGTCGATGGCCTTGGCGGGTAACGCCTTTAAGAAAGTGTACTTTGACCCGAGCCTGAACCGTCAGACCGCTGTGTATATCCCGGCGGAAGATATCGTGGTTCCGTACGGTGCTGCGAACCTTGAGACGGCAGAGCGTGTTACGCATCGGATGCGTAAGACTAAGAATGAGTTAGCCAAGCTTCAGTACGCTGGGTTCTATCGTGATGTGGACTTGGGTGAACCGGTTCGCGTCATGGACGAGGTGGAGAAGCAGAAGGCAGAAGATCAGGGTTTCTCGGCAAGCATGGACGACAGGTTCCAGTTGCTTGAGATGCACGTGAACATTGATCTGCCGGGTTATCCGGATGTGGACGATGACAACCACGAGACAGGTATTGCGTTGCCGTACGTGGTGACGCTTGAGAAGGGGACGGGAACCATTCTAGCCATTCGGCGGAATTGGAGAGAAGACGATGAACTCAAAGCCAAGCGACAGCACTTTGTCCATTACGGATATATCCCCGGATTTGGATTTTACTACTTCGGCCTTATTCACCTTATCGGGGGACACAGTAAAGCTGCAACGTCCCTCCTTCGACAACTGGTGGACGCCGGAACCCTCAGTAATCTCCCCGGAGGACTCAAATCTAGAGGACTACGAATTAAAGGAGACGATACTCCAATCGCTCCGGGTGAGTGGCGAGACGTAGATATCCCAAGTGGTGCGGTGCGCGACAACATCCTGCCGCTCCCGTACAAGGAGCCGAGCCAAGTTTTGGCTTTGATGCTCGATAAGATTGTTGAAGAAGGACGCCGATTCGCTGCGGTGTCGGATCTCAAAGTCAGCGATATGTCGAGCCAAGCGCCGGTCGGTACCACACTAGCCATCTTGGAGCGCGTTCTGAAAGTGATGTCGGCTGTTCAAGCCCGCATCTACTACGCGATGAAGCAGGAGTTCAAACTACTTGCTGCGATCATCCGAGACTATACACCGGAAGAGTATTCATACGAGCCTGAAGTCGGTTCGCGTAAAGCTAAGAAGTCCGACTACGACGATGTAGATGTCATCCCGGTCAGTGATCCGAACGCGGCAACGATGTCGCAGAAGGTTGTGCAGTACCAAGCCGTGATGCAGTTGGCTCAACAAGCCCCGCAGTTATACAACCTCCCGCTCCTACATCGTCAGATGATCGAGGTGTTGGGTGTTAGGAATGCGGAGAAGTTGGTGCCGATGCCGGACGATCAGAAGCCACGCGATCCGGTCACGGAGAATATGGACGCAATGACGGGCAATCCGCTCAAGGCGTTTATGTACCAAGACCACGAAGCGCACATTCAGGTTCACATGGCGTTTGGCAGTGATCCGAAGATGGCTCAGCTTATTGGTCAAAACCCGATGGGGCAGCAGATCAACGCTGCACTCCAGTCGCACATCATGGAGCACTTGGCGTTCCAGTACCGCCGAGAGATCGAGAAACAGCTTGGTGTGGCTCTGCCGCCCTTGCCGCAAGACGACAACGAAGAATACGACATGCCTCCCGAGTTGGAG